AATATCTCCATATAAATGATAGAATATATTGTTAACTACATTTAGTTTTAGATAAGGTAAATCCTCTGTTCTACCCCTAACCTTTTGTCCAAGTGTTAAATAACAGGTAAATTCGGAATAAGATAGTAATCTAGGCGGAGGATTTTCGTCTAGTATGATTTTGCTTTCTAGAAAAACAGAAGAAAAACCGTCATCTGCTACTTGTTTTCTACCAGTAGATTGAATTAAGTCATTAATTTTGGTTTTACTAAGCATTATCTGTTATCACCATCACCGTGCAATACACTTCTATTCTGTCGATCAATAAGCTTGTCTCTATTCTTAAGCAGGATAGAAGCAATAGTCTCATGTAAATCAGGATTGTTCATCGAGTAGCTGTATCTATATTTTATTGCTGCTATTAACATAACTATATAATTCATAATAGCATTAGAAGGATCTTTACCATCTCTAAGATATTTCTTTATAGACTCTGGTAAGTTTACCTTTGTATATCTGTCGTCAAACGATGCTTCTAAATATAATTCTCTTAGGTTCCAATTGTATACATTACATAGCTGACTAATGTACCAAAAGATATCACCAGCTTCTTTGGTGTCATAACCAGACTCATACCACTCTTGTAGTTCACCTAACACACCAAGTGATAAGTAAGTAACTTCATCTTTATTCTTAGTACCTACACCTGGATATAATGCTGTAGTAGGTGTAAACTTTTGATATAGGTCCATTACATTTTCTAACTGCTCACTCATTCTCATCTCCTTTAAATACACTATCCTGACATGCTTGGCACATACCACTGATTAAGAACTCAGTTTCTGATAACTCATCCTTAAAATGTTCATCCAATTCATATAGGTTATTACAAGTAGGGCAAATAAATTTAGATCCGAAGATCTTTACTCTGCCTTCCCTAATACTCATTTCTAGTGTTCGTCTAGTCATTAGTCAATGTACCACCTTAAGTCCCAATGCCACCTATTAGCTGCGATATGATCTAACAGAAGAAATCTCTGATCTTCATTAAACTTATATCCTCTGTTACTGTATTTAGTGATCCTGCGCATAGTGCTAATCACATGAGTAATTCTCCACAAAACTAGAGACTTGTTTTTAATATCTTTGATAGCACGTTTTGTTGTGATTAAGCTTCTACCATCACTAGCAAAATGCGCTGCTGTAAAATCAAAAGAGTCTAACAAATCGTCTGCATTATCATAATATGTAGGTGTAATAAGTTGTACTTTATCATCACCTAATTTAAGTGTTTCTAATAAACCTAATGGACACTTATATACACTAGTAAAACCATAATAACTCGTTAAAATATTACGAGTATAATCTAGACTTCCTTTATCTTTAAAAAATAGATCATAATCATTAATGTGTTCTTTTACAAGCAGGGATCTAAGTGCACCTCCCGCTAACCATACCTTATTTTCACCATATGAAATATTAATATCATATAAAATCCCTAACATTGCAGCTAATGCTAGTTGAAAACGAGATTGTTTAAGATCAGTAATCAAAAAAGATAAGAGAGGATCTTTCATTAGAAATCCTGTTGTTCAGAACTCATTTCTGCTAAAAACTCATCTTTATCTAACACTTCTGTTAATCTACCTGTCTTTCGATCATAATGAATCCAGCCTGCGGGACCAACAAAACCTGCATATCTGTTCTTTAATACTCTAAATTGTGTTAAGTTAGCTTCTGAATCATCTTCTGCTTGTTGATTACGTTCTAAAGCTATAACAGCATCAGAGAGATGAGCGATGCTATGAGAACCACGAAGCTGATTAAGACTAATTTCTCCTCCCTGTTCATGTCCTTTATCTCCTGCCATTCTGCGTAAGTGGACCACATTAATTAAACCAGCTCCAGTTTCTTCTGTAAGCTGACGTAGCTTAGTCATAACTGTATCAATAGTCCGTCTCTCATCTCCTGTTTCTTCCATATCAGATACAACAATAGATAAGTGATCTAGAAAAATCCATTTACAATCCATTGCCTTAACCATGTACTTAATCTGGTTAAGTAGATTATCTGTAGCAGTAGATCCAAAGTGATCATAAGCTATGTATCTGCCAGTACCTACTGTAGCATCAAAGTATTTTCTATAATCTTCCCTTGTTAGATTACCTCGTTCTTCTCTAATGTGTAGAGGTTGGTTAGCTTCGATAGCCATCAAACCCCACATAGTCCTGCCAATGTTTTCTTCTAGTGCTAGGATACCAACATTGTCTTCAGGTGGAATATTGTGTACTAAATAATATTCTAACTCCCTGCATACCGCAGACTTACCTGCCCCACTACCAGCAGTCAGCGTAACGATTTCACGTGGTCTTAGTCCATATAACTTGTGGTTTAAGCCCTGCCAAGGGAAGGGCACAGACTGAATAGATTCATCATCCCATAATCTATCCCATGCTTGAGATAATCTAACGATACCGTCTGGTCTATACTCTTTAGCATTATAGATTGCACTTAAAAATAACTTATGGTTTTTAGTTTTAGTTAGGATATCATTGGCGTCTTTAAAATCCTTCCACTTAGCGATTCTAATTTGACCAGGATCAAATAACTTGGCATCTTCCTTAGCCATAGCTTGTCCTGGTTTATCTTGATCATATGCTAAAATAATATCATCAATGGTTTGTAGATCATCCATAACTACCTTAAGGTGTCCTGCACCTTTTGTAGATACTACAGCATAATTCTTTCCTAATCCTTTAAGGATATCATATGCTGCTGCTGCATCACACTCCCCTTCTGTAACGATTACAAACTTAGTTCCTTTTAAGTTTTGCCAACCAAATAATTGTGCAGATTTAATATCACCGATCGAATAGAATTTCTTTGAGTCACATACCCTTACCTTGTACCCTGTGATCTTCCCGTCCCTGCCATAAGGATAGTAGTGCTTAACAATTTCACCAGTTTCTTCACTGAATGATACTCTGATCCCATAATACTCAGCAGCCTCCTTGCTAATACCCCTGTCTTTAAGTTCTACAATAGGGTACTTACTAACCTCATTAACAGTTTCCCTTTCTATGTTACGTCGTTGTGGTTCAGGTGTTTGCAAATCTACTTTACCTTTAATCTGTGCATCGTTAAAATACTTTTTACATGAATGACAAAATGCATTTAGTGAACCATCGTCTTCTTCATGTAATTCTAAAGCATCACTTGAGCCACAACCATCTCTATCTATACAAGGTTGGTGTGATGCTATTCTCATTAATCACCAACAACCATTACTGCTGCATAATAAATAGATAAATAAATAGGGATAGCTAACAGTGTTAGTAAGATTGTTACAACTGCAAAGTGAATATACTTTTGCATCTATTTTAATCCTTGTAGAATAAGATTCTTAAATTGTTCTGTCATTAAATCTTTAATTTCTGCATCATACATCAAATCACTGATATAATCCGACCAGTCTAATTGGTTTAGTGAATCTAAAAGTTGATTTTCAATTTCTTCTTTAATCTTTGGTACAATTTTTTTAACAAATTCCTGAGTATTAATTTGCTTTAAGATCTCATTACTTAATGAATCTTGAATTAAGCTATCAATCATTTAATTCTTTCCTCAATTAATGTGTTTTTACCAGAGTAAATTAACTTCTTAATGCTAGTATCTGCTATTGCAGCTCTGCATATTTCGCATGGTTTAGAGGGGAGTAAGTTACCTGTTTTACTCATTCTTAATACAACTATTGTATCAAAATCTATTCCTTTACAAGCATTTAAAAGTCCTATTTCAGCATGATTATACTTATTCTGTGGTTTACCTACTTTATTAGCATACCTTCGTTGCAGAGAAGATGAGTGTGTATATTCATTATATGCAACCTCTAAAAATTTATTTTTATGAAAAGCTATTGCTAAATGGAAATGTTTTTTTGATTGAAATGGTATTAGTTCATGAAAACGATCAGAGAGGTATCCTATGTGTCTTAATAATCTAGTGTTCACTATACTTCTATTTCTTCTATCGTTTTAAAACATTTAATAGTATCCAAATTAATAGCTTCAATTAGTTGCATGTGATCATCATCCACATCTTTAAAGAACATAAGGAAATTAATCCCTGGAACTATTTGAAAGTTTACGTCTTCATCATCAACTACTTGTGTTGTGCCATCTAAGTACTCAATTAAGTACGTTGTATTGAGTTCTTGTGTATCTTCTTTCTTTGGAAAAGATAATAAGCTTAACTTGTTATTAATTTCATCCATTAATAGTATGCCTCTAGTAACCAATTTAGTTCTAATTCATGAGGAGAAAAATAACCATCTCCTCTTACATCCCTAAGAATCAAAGCCCCTCTCCAGTGTTGATTACCTTGTGGACCCTGATATTCCTCATCGTGGCTATAAAAAGAGCCTGCTATAATACCACGAGATACTGTTCCATCTAAATGATAACGAGGTGAGGCTGTAAACAATCCTTGCCTGTGTCCTTGTACAAAACTAAATCCTAATACCTTTAACTGATGATCTACTCCACTACTAAACGGCCAACGTTTAGCTGAGTCAGGGTTTACAAAGTAATGACTAAACCTAATATTATTAATCGTAATTACTTCTAGAAAGGGTACTGAATGCCAACCATAACTTTCAACTGGTAAGTCTTCTAAAGATAATTTACCATGCAAATATGGATGTGCATTGGCGTGTTTACGTATTCGTTCTTCATGATTACCAAATAAGAAATACATATCTGGAATATATTGTCTTTTCTTATTAGCAGACATTCGTTTATTATAATTCCAGATTGGTCTTAGTAATCGTTCCATACCAAGACAACCAGCATCAATATCTTCTTGGTAGTTAGCGCCTTCTGCTGCTTTGGTTCCTCGATCATATAAGTTTAGGGAGAACATATCCCAATGATCACCTAAATGTACGATAGTCTCCGGTTGCTTATAAACAATATAGTTACCTAGTGCTTCTAGATGATCTGTATTAACACCGGGCTTTACTTGTGTATCTGGTATTACTACGATTTCAGACAT